AAAAAGCGTAGAGCTACAGAGGTTATCAATGAAGAGATTGAGAGAAACGCTCTCGAATATTTTCAAAGGCTAGACAAGATTGCTAAGGGTAATGTTGACGGCTTAGCGTTAGCTGCTATTAGACAGCTAATGGAGATTGCTAATAAAGAAACTGATGTTCAGGCGAAAGAGGACAGGCAGACAATAAAGCAAACAACAGAAGAACTGAGAGCACAAGTTGCAAGCAGACTCGCCCGACTCGCAGAATCAGGAAAGCTTCCACTTGCCGTTGTCAACGAGGCAGAACAAGCCATCGCAGACGCAGAAGTCATCGAAGCTAGACCCGAGCTTGATTCTGGAGAATCTACAGGATGACAGAAAAAGTCTTCTAGCTCTCGCTGAGCAACTTGAAGAGCTTGAAAAGCGCCTATCTATTGATGGGCCGCAAGATGATGATGAACTTCACTACTGGATTAAGACTAATCTAGGGTTTGAAATTCCTCGCAACTCGGTGTGTGACAACCATCGCGCACCGTTTGATTTTATTGCAGACCTTTTCTTTAATCGTGTAGGTTCTGCTCTCCTGATGGCTAATCGTGGTGGTAACAAGACCCACGGTGTAGCTATTCTCCACCTTCTGAACATGCTTTATAAGCCTGGCATTGAATGTGCCACGGTAGGTGCCATTGAAGCTCAGGCCGACCGCGCTTATAACCACTTCAGAATGCTTGTCCGTACATTTAATGAGAACACTGGACAAGATATTCTTGAGACTTCGATGCAGAAGAAGTCCATGATGAAAAACAAGTCTCAGCTTGAAGTTCTGCCTGGAACTATGAACGCCGTCAACGGCCCCCACCCTCAGGTGGTACACGTTGATGAGGTTGAGCTTATGGACCCTGAAGTATATCTAGAGTCACGTAACATGTCTCAGGGTAGGGATAAGAACGGTAGAACCTATCGTGCCCAGGACATTATTACCTCTACCCGTAAGCGTGGTATTGGTCCGATGCAGATGCTCATTGACCAGATCAATGAAGCTAAGCTACAAGGCATGGAAGTACCTTATGAAATGTATTCTTGGTGTGTCTTTGAATGCGCCAAGCCTATGAACAACTGTGCTGTTGCTTATCCAGATTTACCACCAGAGGAACAATGCGATTGCAGCAGGGTTGCGTCTGGTCGGTGGGATTCTGGTGCCCCTAGAACGCTCAAAGATGTATGCGGAGGTCGCTTCGCCAAGAGCGACGGATGGATCGATCACGACACGATCAAGAACGTCTTTACCAAGTCATCGCAGGGCATATGGGAGGCGCAGCAGGAGTGCATCAAGCCATCTACAGAGGGTCTTGTCATGCCGCACTTCTCGGTTGAGCGTCACGGCATCCAGAAGTATGACCCCGACCCTGATCTTGGCCCTATCTATATGTCAATCGACTTCGGTGGTACTAACCCGCACTCTGTTGGGTGGTATCAGGTGCTGAAGTATGAGATTGAAATTAAAGATGCACAAGGTAAAATTAAAAGGCTTCGTGAAGGTACTCGTGTTAGATTTGATGAGATATATAAGGCTGAAGTTTCTAATACACAAATTTGTGAGATGATTGTTAATCGAGAAAGATTTTGGCGATCTATTCACCCTCGATTTAAAGTCAAACATAGATTCTGTGACCCTCAGGGTAAAGCCGCCCGCCTGGATATGGCTAGGCATACCACCCCTCTCCCGACGATCTTTATTACCACCCGTGATGTTAAAGAACACGTTAAGATTTGTTCTTACTTAGTAGAACAAGATCTATTTGTTGTAGATGTAGGTCGCTGCGAGATGTTTGTACAAGAGATTGAATCTTGGCATTATCCTAAGAAGAAGCCAGGTATGGTAGATGATCCTGACATTCCTGTAGATGATTTTGACCATACTATGTCAGATTGGCGGTATGCGATGGCCAATATTGATAAAATGGATAAGGTAGGATATCATCAAGGTTCACTCCCTGTGGCTGCTGGAAATATTCACCAGACAGTTAAGGGCGCGGGAAGAAGAAGAAATGAATTACCAGCATGGGCACCATCTAATAGAGGTCTTCCGCGCTCGGAGCATTGGAGATTAAAGTTCGGAGGCATAGGTGAGTAATGGCTACAGAAACTAATGGAAAACCTACGCAAGAAGAACTAGCGCGCCTGCGTCAGTTATTGCTGGTTGATAAAGGGCCATCTTCTAGGCTTCAATCTTACCAGTTTGTCTATTGGAGAATGCTTGGCGACACCTTAGGTCAGCCCTTCGATATGACAAAGATTCCTATGTCGAAGCTGTACCAGATGCGTCGTGATCCCATGATCGCGTTCGCTCTTCACTACATTAAAGTACCTCTTATTAGAGCGCCGTGGTATATCAAATGTGAAGATGCTCAGGTTGCATCGTTCATTGATTATTCATTACGTAAGATTTATGCTCGTCTTGTTCTTCAATACATGCTATCTCTTGACTTTGGGTTCCAGGCTGTAGTTAAAAGATTTGAATTAGATAAACCTGTAGGAACTTATGTCGATCCTCGTGACGCTGAACAAAGCGAAAAGCCGATTTGGTCTGAGGGTAATGTTGACGCCATTGTTTGGAAGTCTTTCGTACCGCTGCCACCAGAGCAGGTAGAGCCTAGGTGGAATAGCCAAGGTGAATTTAATGGAATTAGATACGATACAAAGGCAGATGTTCCCCTCGCATTTCCCACGCAAAAGGTATTCGACAGGGATGACACTGTGGACGTACCCCTTGAGTTGTCGTTGTGGATCACCAACGAGAAAGACTCTGTATTCGGAAGCCCATGGGGGTATCCTCGCATTGGATACGCATTCAGATATTGGTGGTCCTACTGGTACAGATGGGCACTTGCTGATCGTCACTTCGAAAAAGATGCTGACCCCCCAACACTTGTCAGATACCCTGATGATCCCAATGACGAATCTCTCGATGATAACGGAAATGTCATTGACTATCGAGAAGTTGCTCTTAGCCTGGGAGAACAAGCTAGATCAGGATCTACAATCGCAATGCCATCCAAGCTTGTTATGGGTATGGACGACAGGATTTCTAGTGTCCCTCAGTGGGATATCTCGTACCTTGAGGGCGGTGGAAACTTCGACGTGTTCGATAAGACATTCGACCGCCTGGAAGTTCTCAAACTAAGATCAATCTGGATTCCAGAGCAAGCATTCCTTGAGGGTTCTGGTGGTACGTCGTCTAGAAACGTAGCTGCTCAGCTAACAGACAACTTCCAAGAGTCTCAAGCTGTACTTATGGGTGAGTTTGATGATCACCTTAATAGATATGTTATTCCTCAGCTTGTAAAGGTTAACTTCCCTAACTTTGAGGGTGAGTGCAAGAAGGTAACTAAGGGATTCGGTCCTGAGGATATCGATTTCGCTAAGAACATTGTTCAGTTAATTGGCGCTAAAGATCCTGATTCTCTTGAGGTAGATACTAGAACTCTGATGGATCAGATTGGCATTCCTCTCAAGAGTCCTGAGGTAGTTGAAGCTGAGCGTGAGAAGAAGTTGCAACAGGCCATTGAAGAGGCTCAAGCTATGCAGCCACCAGAGGTTGCTCCTACGCCCGGACAGGCCGGAACTATCAAACGGCCGAGTGCTGGGTCCGCCACTGGTTTTGAGATTTCGTACATTCAGCCTAATGAATCCATCGTCTTAGCGGAAGGTGACTTTACATCTAAGTTACCCGATACAAATCATTATAAAGATGAATCAATTTTAGGTATTACTAAGGCGACAAGACAAGCTTGGAAGAATACTTATGAAGAAGCCTACGAGGATTTTGCTCAGTTCATCGACAGAACAAATTTTGCGGAAGATGATTCTGAAGAAGATGCCGAAAGAGAAGCAGACAGAATACTATCTAGATGGAAGTATTCGTTTGATAATGCAGTACAAGCGACAGTTGGAAATGTCAAGAAGATCATCAGCCGTGCCGGGTCCTTGGAGTTACGTCGTGCCAGGTTCTCAACAGAAAACTGGAACCCCAACGACGCCCCCGCAGAATGGGCAGAGAGGCACGGAGCCTCACTCGTCAAGGGAGTAACCGAAACTACACGTAACGAGCTACGCCGGTTCTTAGCGAAAGAAATTCGTGCTGGTCGCACCAACGATGAAATCGCTCAGAATATACGTGACCACTTTAGCACCTTCCCAACATGGAAGGCCGACAGGTTAGCTCGTACAGAAACCATGTTGGCTTACAATTTTGCTACACTCTTTGCAGGTCAGGCCGTAGGCGTCACTAGAGTCCAGGCTCTGGACGGATTAAGAGGGCCGACAGAAGAGGATTGTGAAAATCGTAATGGCAAGATTTTTGATATCAGTGACGCATTCGGTGAGAATCTTAAGGAACATCCAAATGGAACTCTTGCGTGGCGGCTGCTACGAAGCACAAACCTTTCTGTTGAAAAGGTTCCACGATCTGAAATCGAAGACGACAAACTAGCTTGGTTTGATCCTATCACTGACACTATCTATATGGCTGAAGATATTGACCCCGACCAAGAAGAAAGATATCTATGCATAATTGGGGAGACACTAGCCTAAACGCGATTGGTGTGTTCCATTACTCTACACCTGTCTCTGGCACCAACTATGCCAACAGCGGACCACACCCTAAAAAACATCATCTTGATGAGATAGAACTCATGAGTGAAGAGGTTTGGGATGATCCTGATGAGTCTGGATATGAGCCAGAGTTTCCTAATGGATATTGGCTAAGACCATATCAAACCAGAAGCGGAATATCTAGGAGCAGAAGCTCATTTATTTTAAAGAAATATCATCATAGCTATACTCTTACTAAAATGGCTTATATAAAGTCTCCTCGAAAGATTCCGCTTAGTATCAGTGTATCAAGACCAAGAAGAATTAATATAGATATATCTTATATATGAATTATATTAAAATAAATACTCACAGTCACAAATGCAAAAATTGTGGTGAAACCCATAATTTTATAACCAGAAGTTGTATCCCGATTGAATTTACCGAACAAGAAATGCGTTCAATTTTCGCGCCGAGTTGTTCTTTTTGGAGTACTGGTTGGGTTAGACTTTCTGGAAGTCATGCAATTTTAACTACACCATGGTTGTCGAATGCAACATCGTTGGTATCCACTAAGCGTAGACCAAAACGGGAATCCAGTTATCTCGGACTTGGAACTTCACTTAGCATCAGCAAAATATAATAAATCTTCGTCTAGTGCAGTTGGCGCAACTAGGAATACTGAGTCAGGTAATCCTTGGTATGACCCAACCACCGGTAGGTTTGCTAATGGTCCTGCCGGTGTCTCTGTTCGTGCTGGTGGTGCTCTTCTTAAGAACCTCTTAAATAATGCCAAGCGTTATATCTCGTCTTTAGCTTCTAGAACTGGCGCAGATGCAATTTCAGCCAGGCCAGGTAAGAATGGTCTGGTCATTGTTTCGCTTTACTTAGACGGCCAACTTATAACTGAATTTTCCGTGCCGTCTGCTAAGTCTAATCCTGCTGATGACGAGGCCCGCAACCCAGGGCCTATCGGACAGCCTACTAATAAGGTTGGAGGGCGTCCGGTTAATGTAGGTAAGGAAGAATGGGCGCGACGGATGGATGCTGTAAGATCTGCTGCTCGTGAATTTGAGCCGCAGGAAATGGAAGACATTCGTGAATGGCTTCAAGGTAAGACCAACAAAGAGTTAACTGAAGATGAAATCAAGCAGTTCTTAGCCGATGTTCGCGAAGCCAGAGTGGATGACCTAGTTGATATACTTGATACTTCAATCAGAAGACGTGAGGCTTTACGTAAGCGAGGTCGGCGGCAAGTTAAGGTGGTCCCCCCGAGAGGCTGGGTTAGGCGCACTTTGGCAAACCTGGAAGATAACGAGATTGTCGAACTCCACCGCAGATTAGGTTCAAGAGGATTTTCAGAAGAAGAGTTAGAGAAGCATCTTATTAATAGATATGGCGAAGAACGCAGAGAAAAACTTTTCGCAAGAGTAGGCAAAGTCAATGAAAACAAAACACAAAATCGCAGCAGCAATGATCGCCAACGACGGGGTGCTAAGCGGTAAAGGTTATACCGACTTTAACCGCTGTCTAGATTCACTCCGTCCTTTTGTTGAAAAGGTTTTTGTAGGCTTTAATGGCAATGCTTCTTTAGATGAACTAAGAGAAGTATATCCTGATACCGATATTATCTTTAAGGATATCGAGTGGAAGGATGACTTCGCTGAAGCTCGTAACGAGAGCTTCCAAATGGTTCGTGATTATGTCGATCTTTCTGGCCAAGAGATTGGTTGGATTTTATGGATCGATACAGACGACACTCTAGAATCAGCAGATGACTATACGATTGTCGATCTTCTTGACAGTTTAGATACTTCCACTCAGGTAGTCATGCTTCGTTATGACTATGCTGTTGATCCTGCAACCGGCACGACTCTTGCTATCCAGTGGAGAGAACGCCTCATTAGAAGTGACTGCAATAGCAACTGGTGGTTCCCCATCCATGAGGTTTGCCGCACTCCTGTAGGCACGCAGTACACACGCAGAGAGGGTGTGTGGATTCGCCATTGGCGTGAGCCTAAGATGGAAGAGTCTTCTACTCGTGAGCGTAACAGAAGAATCTTAACTAAGGCTCTTCAATTAAATCCAGATGAACCTAGGTTTAAGTATTACTTTGCAAATGAAGTGTATGCAGAAGCCGCATTGGCTGCACATGAGGGCCGACCGAATGCGCAAGAGCTAATTGATGCCGCGATAAAGGCATATGAAGAATATATTCCTGACGCCCCTTCTCCTGATGATGCATACATAGCTGCACATCAGGTGGGAGAACTAAACCGGATGAAGGAAGACTTTCTCCCAGCGATAGAATCAGAATTGACTGCTCTGATGATTCATCCCGACTGGCCCGACGCTTATATCGGAATCGCTCAATCATATATGCATCTTCAGGATTGGGATAAGTGTGAGTTCTGGGCGAGAGCTTGCCTTAACAACTCTTCCAAGGTTCAAGAAACAACCCAGGTAAGAGAGCCATTGAACAGTGATTATGTTCCTCGCCTTCTATTAGGCATCGCCTTGGAAGCTAAGGGCAATCTATTTGGTGCTCTGGAACAGTTTGAAGTCATGGCGACATTTAATCTAACTGAAGAAGTTCAGAATAAGATTGATCAGATCAATGCTAAGCTGAGCAGTGATGATCCTGATGTTGAAGAGATTGACGAGGTTGAAGCTTTAAGAAATATTAGGTTCGGTGCTCAACCTGAAAAGTCAATTGCGTTCTTTACAGCACCTTTGTTTGAGCCGTGGCATCCTCGCATTGTTTCAAAGGGTGGCATAGGTGGCGCAGAAACGTGCGTTATGGAAGTTGCCAAGCGCTACGCTGCGGATGGATGGCGGACGGTCATCTTTGGGACGCCAGGAGAGCACCGTGGTCTTGATATAGAGACAGGTGTAGAGTACTGGAACACTGAGGATTTTCTGATTCCTGAAAAGTTCACCGTGTTTGTTTCCAGCCGCATTCCACAAGTATTTGACGGTCAAGTTAACGCTGACCTAAAGGTGCTCTGGATGCATGATGTAAATGTAGGAGACAACTTTGGCGGCGAATTCGGTGATCGACTCAAAAACGTGGACTACGTAATCGGACTTACGGACTGGCACTGCCAGCACCTAACCAGGCTGTACTCGGTCAGCCCGAAAAAGCTGGTGAGGATTCCGAACGGCGTAGACCTAACTAGATTCATGACAGATTATGTTCCAGATAGACAAAAGTATAAGTTTGTCTGGTCATCTTCACCTGATCGTGGACTAGATGTAGTCCTGCAAATGTGGCCTGAAATCCGTAGGCGTTGGCCTGAGGCCGAGCTTCACGTTTATTACGGATGGCAGTCAATCAGAAAGATTCTGGAATCTTATCCGAACCACATCATTAGAGTCTTTATGGAGGGAGTCGAAGAAATGATCGACTCTCTAGGAAGAGAAGAGGCTGGAATTTACTGGCATGACAGAGTAGATCAAGATACTCTGGCAAGAGAACTTATGACTTGTCATGCTTGGCTGTATCCGACCTACTTCATGGAGACTTTCTGTATTACAGCGGTCGAAATGCAGGCCGCAGGCGTACTACCAGTGACTTCTAGTGTCGCTGCGCTCAAAGAAACGGTGAATCCGAAAGCACTACAGACAGACGGGTGGCCTAATAACGACAACTTTAAACACCAGTACCTCATGAACTTAACTCGCACAGTTGACAGTTCTAGAATGTATCAAAACAGTCTAAGAGAATCTGGTTACGTTCATGCCAAACAGTTCACCTGGGACAACGCCTACGAGCATTATTGGAAGGCGTTAACTTCTGAGGTAGTGCCTGTAGATCCTAAGCCTGTAGCAGTATGAGTCCTTTCTATTATAATTCTTCCTTATCATTCTTCTGGTGTATGAATAATTCATGCTCAAGAATTAAATGGTTAGGCCCATCGTATTCCAAAGATTGTCCAACTTGTAATAAAGAAGGCGTGCAGATCAGTGAAGTGCAAAAATCATCCTAACTACGATGCCACTAGCTGCCCGAAAGTTAAGTGCTGCCATTGCTGGGGGATTTGGCAAGACAAGATGCGCGCCAAGGCGCAGAGAGAAGCGAGAGCTAGAAAGGTGATGTGTAGAGCATGAAAGTTTCAGTCTTCACACCAACACAGCGTCCTGGTATTGACGTAACACACTTCTCTTTAATGCGTCAAATAACTGAAGCTAAGATTCAATGGATTGTTTCTGATGAGTTGATGGATGAACGTCTCGAAGATGAAACTTGTAGGCTAGCTTCTAAACACCTTGATGTTAGCTATCAATGGTTTAATATTAAGAAGAGGGAAGGGTTCGTAAGAAACCTCGCTGCGTCATATAATCAAGCAATGGAAATTGCAAGGCGATGGGACGCTGATCTTTTTATTTCTCTTCAGGATTACATTTGGGTTCCTGAAGACGGTATCCAAAGATGGGTAGATATGTATCGCGCCGTAGATAATGGCGATGGATACAATGGTATCTACACTGGACTATGTTCTATAACTTCTGATCCTGAGCCTGATAAGGTAAAGAATCCTGATGGAATGTTTACCATCTTTGATAAGCCTTACTCAGATCAGCCGCAGAACATTGAGTGGATGGATGTTAGGTACAAGAATGAATTCCACTACGCAAGCGTTCCACAAATAGAGTTTGAAACTAATTGGGCTTGCATTCCTAGATCTTCTCTATATAATGATGATCTTTATTTCGATGAAGAATTCGATAAAGCAGTGGCTTACGAGAATCAAGACTATGCTTATCGTGCTCGATCACTCGGTATAGACTGCTTGATAGATATGAAAAATAGAGTTCTCTCGCTTCCTCACAAGAAATACTTCGCTGAGTCATGGGCATTCGAACAACCTTTAACTAACGTTAATAGAGAACTATGTGAACAACGCTGGGGACACTACCAAGGACTAATGGGATCATGACAATAGATAGATTTTCTTTCCAGAGGGAATGCGCCCTTAAGTATGAAGGCACTGTACTAAATGTAGGATGCAATGAAGATCCCGCTTCTTTAGGTACTATGCCTAATGTAGTTAACTGTGATAATTGGGATCACAATCCTACTACTATGGCTAAGTATCCTGTGGATAATGTGTTCGACTGCACTGAAGATGTGTGGCCCTTTGAAGATGACTCTGTTGATCTAGTTATCTTTGGAGATATTATCGAGCACTTCTATCCAGAAGAACTTGCGCGCGCTCTCAAAGAAGCGAGAAGGGTGGCACGTAACGTTTGCGCCACCCTCCCCTATGATGAACGAATCTTTGACGATGGATATTTTGAAGCAATCAAGGAATTACCTAAGGGTGCTGTCCACGTATTTGCCTATAAGGAACAACACCTTAGGGATATTTTCCGTGATGCTGGATTTTCCATTAATCGTTTTGATGTGGTGGACTACGGCTTCGTTCCAATGGGTTACTTTTTAGAAGCATCTAGGTCAGTAGTTAAATCTAAGCCTAAGCCTCGCCCGAAGAAATCTTAAAAATGGCTGAGGTATTATTAGATACTGACGTTGGTAAACTCTGGTATCCAGAAGGTGATGGCGGAGTTACTGCTTTTGTATCTGCTAACGGCTTCTGGGAGCGCGCTGAAGCTGAGCAGATTCGAAAGTGTTTAAGATCAGGAGATACTTTTATAGATGTAGGTGCCCACATAGGTTATTTCTCAGTTCTTGCGGCTCAAATCGTTGGTGATACTGGACAGGTGCTTTCTATTGAACCTGAATTTAGTAATGCTACTATGCTTGCTAAGAATCTAGAGCCTTACACAAATACTTGTATGTTTCAGGCAGCCGCCTGGAAGGAACGAGCGACCTTAGATTTCTTTATAAGTTCTGTTAACTCAGGCGACAACAGAATGTTTGAACACCCTGAAAGTTTACCTCCGGTTAAGGTTCCGGCCTTTCCTTTAGACGATCTTTATGTATCAAATGTATCTTGTATTAAAATTGACACTCAGGGTCATGACCATTCAGTGGTCGAGGGTGCATTGAAAACCATTGAACGGTGTCGGCCAAGGATCGTAGTTGAATGGTGGCCGGAGGGAATGCAAGGCGCTGGAGTCAACCCAACAAATGTCCTATTGCGATATACGGATCTTGACTATAAGGTCATTCCTCTGACGCAGGATGGAATATTACCCACGGATGGGTACTGCTCACTATTGTTGGAGCCTCTTGATGGATGAAAGAATTCAAAGAGGAATTATAGCTCTGCGTGAATGGTGGGCTAGTTCTAATGGCCATCTGCTTTGGGAAGATGCAGTTAGATCCGTCTTAAATGCGACGGATGCGAAGCAGTCGCCGCGTGCTCTCGATCTGCCTGATAAGCCTTTCGCGCTCGAAATTGCTGCTGGGGAGCGGCCGACTCCTGGATTTATTCATCACGACGCTAGAGCGCTTCCTGACATTGAGGTTGTTTGTGATATGGGGGCCGAGCTTGTCGGATTGGTCGGCGAGCGCAGTGCCAGCCAGATACGTGCTTGTCATGTACTTGAACAT